GGATATGATTTTAATTGACACGATACACCCCCGACAACCTTTTCTGAATATCAACCGAATCAAACCGCACTGCGACAGCCCCAATATGCGGCTCGCAATGCAATACTAGCCCATCGTCCATCATAATACCGGTATGTATTGGCAACCCGGCAGTTTTCATCACTATAATATCCCCAGGTTCGGGTGTTTCAACTTTTACAGAATCAATTAAAGGCATCGCCTTGGAAAAGCCATCGACCATTTCATGTTTCCGCTCTTTTACAAATACCACTTCCTCAAACCCCGGTAATTCTTTCCTGTATTCCTTCCTCATCACAAGTCTCACCAATCCCCAACAGTCAAGAGGCCCTTCCCCATCTCTAACCCCTTCCGCGTATTCAATCCCCACATACTTTTCAGCCTTTGCCATTAGTGCACTCCAGGGAAAGACTGGGGGTCAAATGTTAGCTTCGGCAATTTATTCATCAGCCGGTCCTCATATAACAACTGCCCGGTAATCGTTTTTGAATTATAAGTGATATTTGTAAGCTGAAACTCCCACTGGGCAATCTCTTCAAACAGTGTTCCGCTATCATCATTCCAAAACATCGCTATCAACTTCACCGTAAAGGCTTCTGAGTAAGACCTAAGAGCTACAAGGATCTGACCTTCAATATTGTCTATGGTTATTGAAGCGTTTCCAATCTCTTCCCGCGATTCATCCGGCGGGTCAATTCGGAAAGGGTAAGCCGTGTACACATTTCCATTATAGGTCAAATCGACGGTATTATTAACAAGCCTAAACGGCTCCGTAAGCGACGGGTGACTGATCTCTATCAAAAGTGGGAATATGGATGACGTCGATTCTGCCATCAAGGCTTTTGTAGCGGCGGAAGAAATGGTCCTCACGGTAACACCTCCAGCTCCACATGCGCTTGAGCCATATAATCGAACGATGAATATTGTGGCGCACCCTTGAACCGACAAACAACGGTGGTCCCCAATCGGGGGTGCGTATAAGTAAACGGTAAGGATCCGTTCTTTGTCGTTGATCGGTAAAAATCATCGAGCGTAGCAAGCTCGGCCATCGTTAAATTATACGTGACGTCAATCACATCAATCCCGGCCGTGAACCGTCTCCGAACTTTCGGGATCCCCGCATCAACTTCGGACCTTATGGTCGTATCAGCCGGGGTTTCCCTATAATCACTCTGATCTACCGCGGGAAGCGTTGGCCATGCTATCATTAAGACCTCCTCACACCGACGGCATTAAGCCCGTATCTAGACCTCATCGGGAGGTCAAGACCTCCGTTAGACAACTGGTCAGTGACAATATCTCTTATAAACACAGTCAGAACCTTCGTACCGTCGGGGCTTGTCGTTTCCTGTGTTTCCTTCTGAGTACCCTTGCTTGTTTGATCAATAATTTGAACGACAACATTGGAAGGCTTTGCATCGACCCCAAGATTCCCATTGCTCATCCTTGTTAAAGGAACCACCGCCTCGGGACCCGCTTCCCCCATCTCCCCCAAGAATTTCCCACCATAAGAAAATAAGGTCGGCCTCGTCACAATGGTATTAGTAAAAGCCCCACCCTGGGCAAAGGTCTGCATACCCTCCCATCCAAAAATATTTCCCATCGCGCTCTTGGTTGCTTGACTTTTTGAAGTTTTTTCATCATACGCACTCGTCGCATAGCCAGCAAAAATCGCAGTAAACCCAGACGCTACAATCAACCCTATACCCAGCTCCCATTGCTGAGCTACTAAGGCCTGCAATCCAGCCGCTAAAAATAATCGTGGCAACAAATTGAGCAAATCTAACCCGATCTTTTCCATAGCCAAACTGAACGATTCCCCACTTAGGGATCCCTTTTCTAATGCTTTTCCAATTTCAGAGAATGAAGTAACATACGCATCCATTGCCGATTGATCTATTGCATTGGTAACGGCCTTAAGCCTTGATTCGAGCTCTTGGAGTATCTGATACTTTTCTCTTAAACTTTCGTTTTCTTCGGCCTCAGCAAGTTTCAGCCTCGCAGCTTCTTCTTTTGCCCTTTCATCCGCCTCAGTTTTAGCCTCTCGCGCCGACGTCGTGTCTTTAATGGCCTCTGTCTTAGCTTTATTCCCAGAGACCTCAATCTCAGTCGCAGCTTGGTCTTTCTTTGAATTCTCATCAATAAGTTTTCCAACTATTTCATAATTCTCACGGAGCCGCGTTATCATCATGTCTTTTTCACTAAACAGCCCAGAATCAAGCAATGTATAAATGGTGCTTCTAATTTCATTGTGGGACTTTTCAAGGGCGCCGGAAATATCATCGCCGAGCCATGCTGCACGCTCCACTTCCTTCATGAGGTTATCCAGATAAGAATCGGCGATATCTTTCCCGTTCGCTGTATCGGTCTTAACCTTCATAACCTCGGCGGCCTTTAACCTCCATTCGTTAGCGGCTTGTTCGTCTTTAAGCCTCTTGGCTTCCGCTTCACTCGCAGCTTTTTGGCCTTGAGCGTTCATAGCAATAGCCCGAGCCATAAGCGCAATCTGCGCGTTCTCTTCCGACACCTCTTTATCAAAGGCTTGTAATGCTTCTTTGGGTACAGTTCTAGGACCCGATGTCGAAGCCATTTGATTAAGATAATCGAGTGTCTGCTTTTGTACATCCCGGTGAGCTTGTAAAATCAACAGTTGTTGCTGTAATGTCGCGGTCCCGCGGTCATTGGCCTTGTAAGCGTCATTCAAATCGTTTTGGGCTTTGAGCGCCGCAGTAGCGTTATCAACCATGCCTCGCAGTGCAACATTAAACGGCATCATGCCCTCAGCAATCGCCCTGCCAAGCTGTTCCTTAAAATCACCAACAGAGTTTTCTAGTTTTTTAATAGCCCCCGTGGCAAGCTGGCCGGCCGCGGTTGAAGCCCCGCCAAAGGCTTTTTCCACCTCCCCTAGAATAACATTCTGAGCCCCAAGCAAATCACCACTTTGTTGAAGTTCTTCTACCAGATTTTTCTGATCTTCTGTAAAAATGAACCCGACCCTGGACAGCGTGCTCATCCCTTCTATCGGCGAATCCAATGCTTTTCCAAGCATGTTAGCCGCAGAGGTCAAATCAGTCCCCATGACGGTGGACATGTCCAATACGGCTTTAGTAGTTCGTTCGAATTGATCCCCGGAAATGTTTCTAAACCCAAGAAGGACCGCGTTCATGTTTATAATTGCTTCGTCGCCAAATGTCGTGGCATCCTGCAATCTGGCGGCCATATCCTGCAATTCTTTTGAAGTTTTCCCTACCGTCCCCCCGGTTGACTTCAGAACCGCTTCCAGATTTGATACCGCTCGTTCTTGAACCCCGTATATGTCAACAAGCTCTTTACCAGCCGCATAAACAGACTTCATCATGTTGCCGACCTCGTTCAAGGCGGCAACAGGCCCCTGCATTACGGACTGCATACTTCGGAACCTGTCCATCAATGTAACAGTTTTTTTCTCACTGATTCCAGCGGACGCCGCGAGTTCATCAAGCTGTTTTCTTGCTTCTGCAATACCTTTCGGAGTTACTTCAATAACAAGTTTCGCCATATCAGGCATGATTCACTCCTTCAGCCTCTCGCTAGACCGCTCTCCTATCACGATAGCAAATTCCCGACTCATTGCTAGCATGGTCTCAAACTCAAACGCTGTCATATTCCAGTGCGTCAAATCGGCAAACGCTTTAATCTCTGCTATCCCAGGAGCCTGACCGTTGCACATCATCCAGAACCTATCCCATAGGTACTCTACGCCACGGGGGATCACAACAGAATCAAGCCGCGGATCCCTTGTTCCTATACTATTCTCAACCTGCTCAAGCTGCTTCCGCAAAGATTGCCCACTACTATCCTTCATCTCAAGAATAAGGAGCGCCCGAACTGCACGCTTCAACCCGCGCGTTCGGGCGTTATGAAATTTTTGCGGGACTCACAGAACGCCTTTACCTGATTTCTGATTATTGCGACGGACAAGTACAAAGTATTGGCATTCTTTTCGCTAAACGGGAACGGCTTCCCATTCCACATGATAGGATCCTTTTCATCACATGGTTCCCAATCCAGCGTCAGCCCGGCATAAAACCTTGACTCCTTAACACTCTCGGTTTCCTCCTTCTTTGGCTCCAAACCGTTAGAAATGGTTGCAAGGCTATTGTAAAGTTCTCTTTGCAACGCATCTTTTAGTTCGGCATACCGTCGAGAGTCCGGCCCCGCAACCTTGATCCGGATACCTATAGGCTTTCCATCAAATCCTACGGGCTCAATCCATCGACCTTCTTCCGATCCGGTTGCAGTATCAAATCTTGACAATTCCATGTATTTTCTCCTTATGCGAGCTTTGAGATCTTCCAGTTTACTAGCCCCGAAACGCTATCGGGCAAGCTTTGGAATGGCATTGTGAGCACAATGTTGTTCTCGGCAACAGATTTGCTTTGACTTGTAATTTTTGCTACAGGAACATCGATTGCATACCCGCGCGATAGGTCGGCCTCCATTAGCATAATACTGAGCGCCATCGGAGTTTCGTTGAGATATTTTGTGGGATATGTAGCGTCAAGAAAATAAACCGATATGCTTCCAGTTAGGTTTGACCGTCCCATACCCATTCTATAAGCGCTGGTCTGGAATAGTGGGAACATTGCTTCTATGGAGTTTTTAAGCGTTAGTTCACCCGTAGTGATAACAGCGCAGATTTGGCCATCCACCCGCAGAAAACCGCTAAACGTATCGATCTTGTTGTTTGTGTCAGCGGCTGGGTATGTAACTCCATACGGCGTGACTTTCGGCGAATCGCTGGCCAACCCTTTAGAGGCTAGGTCAAAACTGCCGGTCACAATCGAATCCGGAGCTAGCGATAGCGAAAACTGATCGACCGCGCAGCCCAAAGCTTCATTGTAAACATTGATGTCAGTAAACGCTTCCTCAATCGTCAAAGACTTAAGCGTAATACCTGTCTTAATCGCCCCCATACGCGTAACGGTAATTGAGGAAATCGGCCCACACGCAGTCAATAATGAGGTTCCAGACGCGTCCTTAGCCTCTCCAAGTGTCAGTAGATTAGCCGTGGATACGGTAACCTTCCAATACCCATTATTTCCCACATTGCCGGCGGTAAATCCGGAAACTTTTACCCAGTCCCCAGCGGCGACTCCGGATCCAATCCCGGTTGCAGCCATTGTATTTGTAGAACCCGCGACTACAGTCACCGATAACCCGGTAGTGGGAGTTCCGGCGGTAACCCATGAATCACACATTGCGGATTCAATAAAATCGTCGAATGAACCATAGCTCAGCTCAAACGGAAACTTTACGCTCGCCTTTTTCACCCCGAGCTTGTGCCCACCTATTGCTCGATCGGATCGAAATTCGTTCGATACAAATGAATTGCGGTCGATCGCGATCCCCGCATCCGCTAATACCCTGTCAATTTGAAACGCTGTACCACTGGGTACGCCCCATGAAGATTCTTTTACGTGCGCAATCCTGCGCTTTGATCCTTCGGCCATGTTATTACTCCTTTTGAGTCATTACGCCGAGGCCTTGCCATCAGCGATCTAGTTCTGCCCGGAACTCAATCCGAACAGGAATATGATACCAACTATCCTCTTCGAGTGCCACCCCCCGGTAGGCTCTGATCACTATCACAGCTCCCCCGGGAATAAGCACGGCATCACCGCGCTTAAAGTTTTGCATAACATTAACAGCCGCCGCCGTGCAAGCGGCCCGTCCATCCCCTTTGGGTCCGAACACATCCACCATCAAAACCCCGAACAACCGCTCGCGAGCTTGGACTCCTAAACCGTCAGCCTGGACCTCGCCCGGCCCGTAGGTAATCCGCGCCCATATCCCAGACGGTTTCGGATTAGGGACGTTCGCCGTAACAAAAGTTATACCAACAACAGTTTTTGCTTTTGCTATCATAGCTGATTCAACTGATGAATCATCCATAACGCCCCCTATTAGTCCAATTTGGCATCATCTACTGCCTTATCTATATAGGCCTGGAGTGACGCCATAGTAACCGCGACCATGCCGGCCGGAGCTTGCTTTGAATAACCGTTCTCCAGCCGTCCAATGTAAGGTAGGTTATTCGTGATAAATATCGAATTATCCCCGGAAGCGCTATTTATTTCCACAGCCCCAGCGTTGATAGTAGTTCCCCCCGTAGTATCGACGCTCTCCGTTGTTTTTGCGACCGGGTCTCCTACACTTACGAACCAATTACCCCGGGCTCGCCCTGTATCAACCGGAGTTTTCAGGACAACGGACCGGAGAATATCCAAGGCGATCTTCCTTACCACTATCGTCGTTTTTAGGTTTACTGCTTCGGCGAATTTACCCACATCAATCGAGAAGCTCATTTGACATACACCTCATAGTACAGAACCTCTCCGCCCGGCTGAATCGCCTCAACATCAACAATCATCATGGTTGTAGAATCAATCGTGACCTTATCCCCAGGCCTCGGCCGGCATGATAACCCCGCGATTATAAGCTTTTTCGAGCCTTCTCGCACACTGGTTCCAGGCTTCCAGTTTTCGTAGGTGCCCAAATCAACCGCATACGCTGTTACAGGCTCCCCCGGCGTGACCGTCTCCCCATCGCTGGAATCTATCGGGGTAAGCGTAACGTCAAGCCCGTATTCTTTGAAAGCTGGAATAAGGACCGAATCTATAAGTTCTTTGTAGTCCATATCAGCGCCCCACAAGAATCTGGCCGGCCGACGATTCATTAAGAATCGGACGGAGTAATTGCTCAACTACAGGATACTTAGGAGAACCACTCCCAGGCGCAACAACCTTCCTAATTGGCCCCACCTGAATCTCTGTAACAACATCTTTAATATCAGGCGCGAGCTCCCCCGATAAAGCCCGGAGTGCCGCTTGGAATGTAGCCCACTTGAGTCTTTTTGGTATGATATAGTCTTCAATGGCATAACCATGCTCCGTAGCCCCAACCCGCGGCCATTCAAGCGCCTGGGTGTTAGTCTTTTTCAAGCCATTGAACCTATTTTGATAGGTGCCGTCAATGTATATGGTTGCTTTTATCAGCGCCGCATCTTTAGCCACGCTGGTTGCGGTTTCCCAGACTGTTTCCATCATGCCATCAAAGTACGCATCGGCTTCGGTAGCCGTCGCATAAGAGTTGGCGTCAGGAAGCCCTTCGCCCGTTTCTACTATAAGGCCCACCGATTTCCCCCTCTAATGGAAAAGCCCAATGGGCAAGCCATCGGGCACCAGAAACAGCCCGGAACACGCTGCACGTTGCCCGGAACGTGTTATCTATAAATAGCGGGGGTTTCATATACCCCCGCTATATCTTATTTTCCAAGAAGGATAGCGGCGAAATCAGGCTTTATCAGCTTGACACCCCACGCGAGTCCTACTTCGTACGATACCTGCCGGTACTGTTTATACCTAGCAATTTGGAATGTTATTCCAGAATTAGGGTCGGTTAGCACAAACACATCATCGGCAATATCCCCACCATCCGGCATTGCAGGCTGGCGAGTCAGCAACTGAATTGCACTAGAATGAAAGGCCATGTTTTGAGTGCTTTTGGCTAGGGTGGTAATAGTCTGAGCCGACGCAGGAATCGCCTGCCGGAGCCCCGGAGCCGCAATCTTTAGGACCCCGGCGCCCGAAAGCACATTCTGGACAACGTACTTGTTTGGGTCCGTTCCGATGGTAATAATATCACCAATCGCAGAGGATCCAGAGGTATAAGTACAGGTCAGGTCAGTCGCCCCTACCGGATACCCAGTAGCGTTCACAGACGCTACAAGGCTACCGATAGCTGGAGAATTGACGTATGCGCTCTGATGAATCGCCATGCCGTTTACATCAAAGAGCCGGCCAGTTTTTAATACTGCATCAGTCCCAGCTTCGTTCGCCTTAAACAAGTTTGACATCTTGCCCCGAAGGTTAGCAATAGGACCGGAACCAAGGACAAGGTGCAAATCAGACGTAGGCGCGCCGTTATCCTCAAGGACTTTACGTATACCCGCAAAATCACTCATATCCGTAGCGGTTCCAAACGGGTCGGTACTAGCCGTACCATAAGCCCGGCTGGCGTAGATTGAAAGCCCTGCCAGGTCATTCTCAACCTCTCCGACAAGGGCCCGGAGCGCCTGGGCAAATTGGTTCGCCAGCGTTTTATCGTAGGTTCCATTGGTCTTGTACGCCTTCATCTGCTCGCCGTTCCACCCAATCATGGCCTTCCTCGATTTCGTTATTGCCATCTGCGCGTACGGGATCGCTTGGCCACTCGCTTCACTCGGAGTCGCCGCCGGAGTAATATCCTGAGCAGTGTTTTTCGGAACAATGGGAACGTTGATAAACGCGCCCATCGGGACCATATCCGCGGAAACATCTTTTGCTACCGCCGGAATAAACCCAACCATTTCACGGGCCACAATATCGAGCCCTTGGTACATAATAGGAATCAGATCAGTGATAGTATTAGTCATTTCAAACTCCTTTAATCAGTGACAGTTCCACCATCCTTGACGATGAAAGCCTGCTGGTCAGCCGGGGTCATCCGCTCAAAATCGGCTCGCTTGACCACCTTGCCGCCACTTGATACGTTGGGGCCGGATCCTCCAGACCCACCCCCGCCATTTGGTGGAGTCAGAACGTAGACCTTGCCCGCGTCCGTCGCCGCCCATGCTTTGATTGCTTCACCCAAAGGTTTATCGCCCATGAGTGCCACCCTCTTGTCGCCCTCGGCGCTCACTTTAACATCGGATCGTAGCATTGCTTTTACCGCGGGGATAAATTCGGGCTTCACCCCTACCCCCACTAAAGCCTCATGCAACCCATTGTCGGCAACCAGCTGAGCCACAGCCTGGGATTCAACCTGGGCCGCCTTCGTTGCCTTATCTAACTCCCGGGTCAGCCTCGCCAACTCCCGGTCATAAGTATTCTTTTCTGCCGCGGACCGCTCTTTTATCTCTTCAAGCTCATTCGCCAGCTTGGCCGCATCCGCACCTCCGCCACTAGCTAATTGCTGACGCAGTGTTTTGTTCGCCGCTATCAGTTCGCCGTTTTTGCTCTTTAGCCCGCTTACTTCTTCCGTAACATCCTGTTCGTAAGCCGCTTCAATCTCGCCTCGAATATCATCCGTTAACTTGTCTTTGAACTTCTCCTTGAGAAGTGCCAACAATGCTTTCATCATTCTCCCCCATGAGCCTAGCTCACTAGCTAATTATACTCCATCATACGATGAAGTCAAGGCACCCTTCCACGAATTTTCATGCCTTCATAACTGTAATAGTACGGACCGCCGTCATCATACTCCTGCGTTGGTTCATATACTATGGTATCCCCGAAGTAAACGTCCACCTTGTCATGCCTATCATACCGAAGCGTAATCCTAGACGGAACCCCATCGGGAAAGGCCTCACAAGTGTATTTATCAAAACTTTGTCCCCCATTCTGTATAACATGTTTACAATGGAAGCATGGTGGCAAAGTCATGTAAGATTCATCAACCGTTGGATCTCTCATAGAACACCCCCTTAATTTGTCTTAAGCTTCCTTTCATCCAGGTAATTCATCAGCACGTCATAGTCCCATTGTTGTGGCTTGTCCTGAGAATTCGGGATTTGATCAGGCGGGACTTCCTCCAAATACAAGACTTTCATTCCTTCTTTTGCGGCCCACCCTTTTACGTGGAACACGGCATTGCGGCCAATGATATATTCATGTTCCCCATTATAAGAGGACCGCCCCTCTATAAGCCCGCCGCTCTGCATCCCGTGCTGGTCAATTACTAGACGAAGCCGCGATCCCCCATAAAACCCAGTCTTCTGATATGCGGTTGAAGTATACGCCGAAAAGTGAACCCCGGCCCATTCCCCGGAAACAAACTTATCAAAGTTATCATACATTGCGCCGCCATCTCCAACCCCGCGAAACACAACACAATCCAGTCTTGGAAGTCCCCCATCTAAAGCCTTGTCAAGCGGCTCCGTCGTCATCCCCCTCATTGCCGAAGCGTTGATGTCGTGATAGCCGGATCCGGTATAGTTTTTCAACGCGGATTGCTGTTCATACGGGAGGTCATCAAACATTTGCTTAACAGCATCCAATGCCTTAGTTCCTTCATCAGCCGAATAGACCTTCGCCCCGTCCGGCAACCCATATCGGACCGGGTTTCCATTCCATATCGAATCGGTAACACCCGGGACCGGCTCTATTGACTTCGCGGCCTTCCGCTCCGCCTTTAATTCCTTTTCAAGTTTTAGCTTATAATCAAGAACGGATTCGCGACGATCGGCCAATGTTTTGTCTAGGAGTATAGCCTCAGATTTGCTTATTCCCGAATTTAGGATAATCTCCCGGATTTCGCTATGCGGGACTTTTAACAAATCATTGCATTGCTTTATTATTTCCTGCTTGGTTAGCTTTGAAAACAACTTCGCCGTATTTTGGTTGATACTCGGATCGAGTAGCGTGTCGAATTCCTTAATAGTGGCCCCAAACGCGGATCCTTTCGGAGTCCCCTGGGCCCGGTATAAAAGCGCCCCGCCCGTATCGATCCGGACAGCATCGGCCAGCTTTTTGTTCGCGGACAATTTGACCATGATATTGTCCATTGACAAGCCGGCCACATCCCAATTAGCTAGGTACGCATCCGCGACATACCCATTCTTTATGAATGAGCTACTTTGAGCGGTTTTTAGCGGTACGGAATTAAGCTCAACATATCCAGTACCGACATTCTTTGACGCGATCCCGAGTTGCCCGTTTATTTCGACCATTCGAACCTCGGGAACCCTAATTCCTAGCGTCCTATAAATATTCGCCGCAATGTACTCATTCTGGGCTTGAGTAACGTTGCCCGAGTACATTTTCACAAACCATTTTTCACCAGAGGGGTCAACGTACATTTTCGCCCCGGTAGAACCCCCAACCACGGCTGACTTTTCTGTTAGCGTATCCCCGAAGGCTTTAGCTCCTGCGACTCCTGGCTCATTTACCAGCCGCGCTTTAGCTTCCGACTCCGCCTTTGCAAGCTGTTCTTTAGCGTAGGCTTTAAGTTCCGCTTCTTGAGCCTGGGCCTTAAGCGCCGCCGCCTCTGCGGCCTTAGCCGCTTCCTCTTCGGCCTTGGCTTTAGCTTCCTCTTCGGCCTTCTGTTTCGCTATTTCTTGAGCCGCATTAGACCCTTTCGTAGCCAACATCGCTTTTAGCTGGTCAGCCGTATACGCCCCATCATTCGGAGCAAATTCCCCCGGCTCCCAAGCGCCAGATTTCCACATCGCATACTTGGCCGGGCCTAGCGCCGCTTTAGCAAACCCAGGCTCCGCAGCTTCTTTTTTAGCGATCCATTCTTTCCATGTTAGGGTCCCAGGAACCTGTCCATCCATCGACGCCCGTTGTTCATCGCCCCATTTCCCAGGGTTAAACGACGCCCCTAACTCATTCCAGCCTTTGACAACTGGAACCGTGGTACATCGGCAATTCCAATGAATCGGCGGTTTTAACCCCACCCCAAGGTCATATACATTCCCATCAAGCGCCCCGCATTCAGGACACGTCCGAGTATCAAGCGTGGCAACGTATTGCCAACCTTTTATCAAATCCTCATTCTCGGAATATGTCATATCCCGAGCTTTGGATTCTATATGTTGGAGCGTTGTCCGAATAAGCCGCTCTAGGCTTTTTTGCTGTTTTGCAATTTCCCCGGTAAGCAATCCGTTTTTCGACTGTCCCACAAGCCTCGCCTTAATCTCGTCCGCTGTTTGGCCCATTAAATACCCGTTAACAACCGACGTCGCGATATATTGCCCCGACGCTTTCCCCCATTGAATAAAGGAATCCTTAACAAGCCAGCCCTGTTCAGTCATCGGATCGGTTTCGGCCGCGGTAAGGATCTGTTGGGGTGAAGGAACCTTGGCGGTAATCACAACCGGAATGCCTTTTTCAAGCGCCCCGGCAACCCCACCCGCCGCCATACCAGCGACATCTTTACCCGATTGCATCGTGGAATTGTGAGCTTTCGCAGAAGCCGTATTGTAGTAATCAAGGAAGGTCTCACGGATTTTGTTATAGCGATCCTTGCTTGCCGGAGTGGTTGCATCCATCTGAATAATCTTAGCAATTAAGGAAACATCAAACGCTTTCGACGCTATCTTCTGCGCTTCTAGAGCATTATAGCGGAATAAGAGCGCTTCAAGGTTTATAATCTCATCGAATACCAGCTTTGAAGCGGAATTATCGCCTTTCATTTTTAGCCATTTCCATTCTGGGCGTTACCCGACATCGGATTATTTATCAGCTGGGGTGGAGCGGCGCTTTCAAGGGACTCTTTCCATTCCTCATAACTCTGATCCGGTGAGATTGCCCCAGAACGGTGGAAATTATAATAAAGGTCCTTAATCGTAAGCGCGTTCGCCATCCAAGACTTAACCAAGGAATCAAGGACTCCTGCATCTAGCGCCATAGGTACGTACTCAGTATTCAGCCGTAGCTTGAATTCACCCGCTGTGGATACCCCGGCCCATCGTATAAGAATATTCATGCACCAGGACAGCGCGTCACTGACAACATTCGCGATATTTGCAAGAACTGACGTTTCGCCACCGCGGTGAATCAATGCCGTTTCAGCCGATTCAACTTGTCGTCTTTCCGGAGCTAGTAACCTCGCCCCGAGAGCCGCCATCGCGTCCCATTTGGTATCCATTGCTTTTGCTATCGCATCAAGCCCCTGCCCGGTAAATTCAAGGTACTTAGCGCTACCCGTAGGATCCTGAAAATGGATCCCGGACCTTGAGCCGAGCCTTATTTCCAGCACGTCATCATTTCCATCGCCCCCCGGAGCGAACGCCCCGGAGAATATCGCAGTAGGACTTCCGGCATAATGAAGCCCCCATTCATAATCTGCTGAGTTTTGATAATGCGCAATATTCAGCCTTGCAAGGTCAGCTATAGGAGAATCCGTCGGATCTGTCTGGGTTCCTTCTGCCCCTATAAATGTAAACGGGATAAAATCGAAATATTGCCCCAATGTAAGCGGGAAAACTTCTGATATTTGCACCCATTCCTGTTTTTCGTTTTTCCTAAACACACGCTGACGATAGACTCGCGCAACCCCGGGCCGTCCCCGATCAGGCGGATTGACCGCCACCATATCCAAAACCCGATATTGTTCAACGGATAAATGGCTGAACTCATCAATCGGATCGGGTACCACCACGGTTTCTTTGAGCTTAACAAAGGCTAGCTGGGCCTTATTATTGATATTCTCTACGCGCCAGTCCATGATTGACTCTGCAAGATAAACCGCTATCATCGGTCTCCGGCCAAGCCGTAGCCGATCTGCAACTGTCAAACCTCGTTCGTCCCCTTCCGGATAATCGACCAGGACCCCGACACGCCCCACTATAACGATTTCGGTAACACACGTTCTCGCCACATCTACAAGACTTTGCAAATCCGACGTAACCTCATCGATCAAGTTCTCCGCCCCTGCCGGCGCTTCGATTGAAGGCGGGACCTTAAAGACTAGCCCGACTAATCCTTCCACAGTCCGCCCTGTTCCGTTGTAGTAAATGGCGAGTGCATTGTAAAGTTTCCAGTCATCATCATCTTCGGGGGTCCACGTCCTTCGGGTCGGCTTAACTAGAAACCCACCTTCTTTTATCGCAACACCCCCAGAGGTGGCCGCCCTGCACGCCCGCCATTCTGTAATCCTTTGCGTGTAAGCCCCATGCCGAGTGGAATCAATGCCTTTCATATAGACCCCCTACATCATCCTAACCCTTTGAACGGCTGGACCTAAAGCCATCATGCGGTATCCAGCTGAGAGATTATCCACCTGATCATCATGCGCCGAAAACGGAAAATCTGCAAGCTCTGCAAACCATGCCTGGTTCCATGCCCCGGCTAGGATATGGACATCCCCGGAATCAAAGATTGCCTCCAGCGGGGTGGCCCGGACAACCTTATCCCCTTTTAGGGTAATCCGCTCAAGGTTATATTGGTTTCCCACCATGGTCCGCATGCTCTCGTACCCATCCCGCGAATCGATCGAATCCTCGACCCCCACGCGTACATAAACCCCATCCTGGGCCATAATACGCCGGATCCCCGTATCTCGCACTGGTGCGGCCTCACGGCATCTCCATACATCTTTAATCCATAGGCTAAACCGTACCGCGCCCCCAGTCACCTCTTCCCGCTTAAACGCGAGCAAGGTTCCTGACGTATAGTCCGGATCATCTGACGCCCGTTGTTTTTCCGTATGAGCATAATCCCAAACGCGCGCCCAATGAAGCCCATCCGGGAACTCATCAATGCTTTGATGAACGTGGACCTTATCCACGTTAAACATCGCCCCTTCTTTATGGTGCGGCCGCCCCTGGAATAGAGCCATCCAAATGCTGGGACCGAGCGCAACCTGTGTTTTTCGTAAGAATTCAGACCCGTACCGTTCGGGCCATAGCGGATCCCCTGGCTTCCGCCCTAAAATATCATTCTCTTCGGCTACTGCTGGAAGATTCAAAATCTCCCATTGGTCCGCATCTTCCCCGCCTTCGTTCATCGCTTGAATCGCCCGGCCTACCAAATCGTCGCTATGCCACCGGGTGGTTATAAGGATAATTGCCCCGTCGGGAGTAAGACGCGTTCTCAGCGTCGATCTGAACCAGTCCCAGATCGTATCCCTAACGGTGACGGACTGGGCCTGTTGCCAGTTCTTAACCGGATCGTCGATTATAGCTACCCGCGCGCCAAACCCGGATATAGGACCGCCGGCGCCTGCCGCGATATATCCACCCCCGTATTGCTGGATAGTCCAACGGCTCTTGGAAGCCGACGATCGCGACACTCCGACGTCCCATAATGTTCCGTTGAAGGTTCGGAAGTGTTCCCTCGCCCGCTCCGAAAATGTCCGAGCTAGCGCGTCAGAATACGACGTATCGATAACAAAATCGACGGGGTTTCTTCCAAGGAACCAGGCCGGGAATATCTCCGATACCAGCATTGATTTCCCGTGCCGCGGTGGGGTGTTTACTATCAAGCGCTTTAATTCGCCGCGCTCAATCCGCTCTAGCGCTGAAATGATAAGGTCCAGGTGCGGCGCCGATCGCCACTTCTCAAAGGTTACCAGCTTCGCATACGCCGCTAGCGAACGCCGCGCCCTCTCATACTTAATTTCCTCTCGTGTGGATTCAGTTAGTGCTAGCATCTAAGGTATCATCCGGTTCCGTACCCGAAGGAACACCCAACACTTTGCCAGTAATGCCTTCCAAAAGTGAAAGCTCCTCATCCGTAAGCACCGAAAGATCAAGCTTTGTTTCAGTCCTTATCGGGTGCTCAGGATCGCCCCCTTCTAGCATCATACGGTCCTTCCTCCCCCAGCGCTGGTAATACTTCCGTTCCAGCTTCCAGGCGGCCGCCTGCCAGTTCGTTTCTGCCGCCCGTGCTATAAGCGCGACATCCCGGACTTCAGCTTGGGCTTGCGCATTTTTTACAGACTGTAAGAATTGAACATACCCATCTTCCCCAGCCTCCCCTCGGGCTAGCCAGTTATAAAAAGTCTTTTCACTAATCCCCGCATATCGGGCCGCCACTTCATTGTAATTGCCTGCAGTGATTGCTTCAATAATCCTGCTTTGTCGGTCCGGAGTAAACATTGAATTCCTTCCAGCATTTGAGCCCGTTCCCTTGGCGCCTGGCTCTTTAGCCTTTGTCCCCTTGGAACTTTTCGGCTTTTGAAGCATTTAATACCCCCTCAAGCTTCTTAATGAGGTCATGGACACAAACTTCGGCCTTTAGCCCTAAGTTTCTGCATACCATAGCCTCATCGGCAAAATCTTGCAACTCTTTTGGACTTATGGTCCCATCCTTTGCCTTTTTGTACAATTCTCTGAATATTTCAGGCCTCATGGCTTGCCGCCTTTACTTCTTCCATTTTTACCCTCCACCATAGCTTCACCTTTTCGGGCCAGTCTTTGTCAAACAGCCCGGCTTCCATGCCCCATTCTACCATCGGCTCAATCGGGCCTTTTGGATCCTTAAGAAAACCGCGAATCTTTTCGTATTCCTCCGCCGTGCTCATCCAAGTATAGTAAGAATCGGCCATGGCTCTACGTGGCGACCCTATAGGGAACGCGAACCGCTTGCGGTTATTCATACGACACCAGACTCTCAGATCCTCCCTAAAAGTATCGGGAAGAAGCCGGGTGTAGTCAATCTTTTTGCGGATCCGATATAGCGGGGTGTGCGGCTCGATAACCAAATTAGTAATTTTTATCATTATCTTTGGTTGCTTCTCACTGGTGGGAAGTAGCACGTTTTCAAAATGCTCCCGCCATTCATCTTTAGAATTAAGCCCGGCGATATAAAAGCAGTGCAAATCATTTCGCCTCATTGCCGCAAGGTCGAACGCCGTTACAATATCGGCCTCCGACATAGGCTTTCCCATTTTGCGCCGAGTCTCTTCGGATGGGAATTCTATCCCTAACCTCACCAAACCCGATGGAACCCGAATTGGCTTAATATAATCCTTAACCATGTAATCCCTGACTTTATTTTTCAGATCGAAACTTTGGGTCTCATTCGCTACCAGTATAAGGTTCGCTTTTTTGTCATGTTTTTTTAGCGTCAACCACGCTTGCTGAACCCGTTCTAATTGGTTCCTCTGTTCTTTATTAGTCCATGAAGTAAGGCAAAACGAGCATTTATTTTTGCATCCAACCCCGGCCCAATAGTACCACTTCCGAGCCGCGCATTGCACAAGCGGGACACTCTGCCAATCAATGTAATTGCTCGGATATACCGCGTCCTTGCCCCGAACATAAACAAATGGGGCCGATAAAATCTGATCCCACGTCTTAAGCTTGAAGAATTCAAACCCTTGCCCGACATTTACCGCATCAGCCCAAATGGTAAGGGGCTCAATCATAAAACTCATCGCGCCGCCGGCAACGATTTTTGCCATCGGATATCTGGACCTCATCTTCTTAATCCGGGACACATCCCAAATCGCTACAAGCGAAATAAGCAAGACATCGGCATCTTCTGGGCGCTCTTCAAGTGTGTGGCCATTAACGGCAATCAGCGCCTTAAGGATCTGATAGGTATAAAATACGTTTCCCTTATCTGTGACCTCTTCAAGATAGTATTTCATTTATTGCCCCGACTATCTTTTCAATCATCACGGAGTCTTGAATCTTTCCTTCTTTGTAAGCGGCTTCGAACTGCTTAACCGCACCGATCCCCGCATCATCCCAAATCTGAACCGCTATACATCCGACGGCTATTACCCTGCATGGAGTGATCAGCTGGGCAAATCGTTTATTCTGCGAATCCGTGAGCTTTTCATTCGCAATCATCGGGACTTCCATTTCACCGACAACCAGTTCTTTGATATTGATATTTGCCAGGCGCCCCAAATCTAAACCCTTGTCTCTGATATATTCAAGAATCCCATCAGTAGTAATATCTGAATATTTCGAGTTTATGTACAAAAGCTCTTCCATCGCATCTTTCATGGAATCGGCTTGGATTAGCAGACATTGATATTTTGACGGAATAGTGTACCCTTCCGAAGCCATCCGTTTCAGATATTTTTTTCTATGGTGGCCATCGAGTATATAAATCTTCCCAGTTTCCGGATCCCTCCATCCATAAAACGCATACTTGAACCCTACTGACGCTACTCGATTTTTGAATTTCTCATAATACTCATCATTGGTGGTCTTAAGTCCTCCCTGTAACTCAATCAGTTCGGACAACTCAAGCTCGACTATTTCGTTCGCTTTTTGTTCAATTTCCATAAACCAACCTTCTGAATAAAATAGGCTCGCCCTAAAATGGATTGAACCTCTGCTTATTTCACAAACCGCGCCGGATACCCTTCCGGAAGCGGTCCTTCCCGATCGGGGATCCCGGCCTTCCTTTGAAGCTCTACGATATGGTCTACGATTGCATCGATACTTGAATCTAAGTAAACCAAATGCAAGGCCTGCCCACCTCTAGTTCCTGCCCTCATAATATCGCGGACCTTTTCATCCGCGATTTTTGCGATCCGATCCTCGACATCCTTTTGATACGGAGTTGACGCCCCTGCCATATTTTACCCCTTGCCCCATTGATACCCCAGGGTGATTGATTTTTGCCACCCTGGGGCCGGTAAGCCGCTATACTGCGGCTTTTTACATCTTCTATTTTACAACATTCTCGGTGAAATAGCAAGCTTTTCTATTTGGGTTTTTATTTGCAACACCCCCGGCGTTGGGGGAACCATCCCCAAGAGGATCCAGTTTACCGATCTCGCTATCATCCACGCATCCGCCGCATCCACTTGGTTTATACCCCGCGGACCTCCGACTGCGTAAAATCTATTGAGGTATGCGGCTTTTTCGCCCCTCGTGTGCTTCCCGGCCCGTACCCACCTAGACCCCATCACTATCGATTTCCACGTTGTTGGTGGAACCTGAATCCATCCAGATAAGCCACCGACCGCCTTCATAACTCCACCGATTTCAATGACCGGGCTGAATCCACTAGCCACGCTTTTCCCGAAATTGTACCCCTCGATAACCATAACCGCCGGGCCAAACCGTTCAATAGCCTCCATCATAATTGCCATAACCCTTGAATGAACTGTTCCGTCCCCATCGGGCTTGGACTTTATAACGAACCATTCTGGACAGTTGTCACTCGGGTCATATAATACAACTCCGGTAGACCTTAAGGATGGGTCAACCCCAATCAGCTTAGACTTTGGGCTGAGCTTAATTCCATCCTGCTGGAGTATTTTAGAATCTTCCAGCCCGTGCCATAAATCAGTACGCATCTTCTCCAAACTCGGGCCCCTCCGACGGCCCATTTATCGGACCCATCGGGCCGTTTTTGCTAGGCGAATTTGGCTGGGTACGTGGCGGCCACCAATAAACTATGTAATCTGGTATTGACTGTTTTGCATCAACATTCTTCTTCTCCGGATTCGGGCTTAACGTAAGGTTTATCTCGCCCAGAAACGGGATCCGCAAATTCACACTTAGCTGGTAAACCTGGTTCCCTCTATCATCTTTTACTATTTCGCCATTACGGTCCTTTTTTGCTCTCCACCATCCGGCCCCAATTTCAGGCATTCTCTTCCTCCTCGTCATCGATCGGCAACTCACCCTGACCGTTAGCCCGGGCTTCCGCTTCATTTTTAGTAAGCTTTGTTAGCTCAACTTCGGCAGATTCCCCTATAAGGGGCCCAAACGCAGTCCAATCTTTTGTGGTAAACGGAAGGGTCATCGTAACCTTTATCAAGTCACCCTTCTGCCGGATCAAAGGCTTGACCTCTTCAACGTGTGCTAAGACTTTAACATCCATCGCTCGTCTCCTTGTCTAAATCATCTAATTTATCCCACGGAAGAACAAGCCTTTCGACTACCCCGGCCAAACGTTTTACCTCCTCGGCCAGAATGTCCCTTGCCATCGCCGTGTCCGCATTCGTGAACTGGCTGAGCGCCCGTTCCCGTACGAATTGCTTCCCGCGAAAATCCATACATCTACCCCCTTTTAATCTCGGTACATCATCGGCGATTCCTTCCCCGGGCTCTGGTCCATTGAGCTTTGATCTGGAATGTCGCAGTACCTGATAAAATCCCGCTCAAATAAAACCGGAACCGTCCCAGTTCGCCCTTCCCGGGCTTTCGCTACGATGATATAGGACTTTGAACTGTTCGAATCGGCCGAATCGGTGTGCCATAATAAAAGCCCTACGTCCGCATCCTGTTCAATTTGCGAAGCCCATTGAAAATCGCCCATTCCTGGTTTCCGTTCATCCACTTGCCGCCCGAGCTGTGCCAAAGCTAAAACCGCGATATTGAACTCCCGGGCAATTTCCTTTAACCCCGTTGATACATTCGCCGCCGCTTCAATCCGGTCTTTAGCCCCAGGCCATTTCACGATTTGAAGGTAATCGACTATCAAAACCTTTATCCCGTGAGTTCTGACCATGTACCGAGCTATGCCCCGGATCTCCCTAAAACTCGCGTTCGGCTTGTCCCATAGATATAACGGGGCCGAAGCTATAGCGGCCTCTGCAGTCCGAATCGCCTCGAAATCTTTATTTGATAAAAAGCCGGATCGTATTCGCCGGCCTTCAACCCTTGCAAGATTCGAATAAAACCGCCCATAGACCTCTTCGGCCGACGATTCGATTGATATTAGCCCGGTTGGGACTTTTTGGTACACCGCCAAGTTTACGGCTACACTTTGGCCAAACGCTGACTTACCGGCTGAGGGCCGACCCCCCACCGCGTAAAACAACCTAGGCTCAAGACCCACGATCATCGCATCCAACCGCTCAACGCCGGTAACTGGTCCAATAGCCCGTCCCCGCGCTTCGTACCGATCCCGAATCATTTGAGTCATGCGCGGTACAATGTCACGGGGGGCAAGAACCGCGCTCCGCTTCCCCGATACGGCATATTTTAGAACCTCGGATTCATATTCTGATAGCCGGGTTTCGACGCTCACGCTTCGATCGCATAGCTTGACCCCGGCTTGGAAAAGCCCGTCATCAACCCACGCCTCCTTCAATTTGTCGTTGTAATACCGCCAATTTGAAGCCGACGAAACGCCGTCAAACATGGTTCCTAGTTCAATTTTCATGGCTGGGAGCTTATTCCCTACGCTTAGTATGTCCGGTTTATACCCCGCATCGCTGAGCCCCCGGATTGCTTCAAACACCCGCCGATTATTTTCGCAATGGAACCATTCTGGCTCGGCTTCGCTTTCATCGATTATGGAAGGCCGGAGCATCATAGCCCCGAGCAATCCCCGCTCAATTTCGCCCCTATCTACCCCTTGCATTCCTGACTCCTTCTCGTAGCCAAAATCTCATCGGCCAAATCATCGTGAAACTCTGATCCTATTCCCTCTTTCATTCCCGAAGTAACCCGCTTTGCGAGCCTATTTATTATTGAATCCGAAAGGATCAATGATAGTGAGAAACCCTTGTCCACAATCCACTCATCGCGAGTAGCCGCATCAATTATAATTTTTAATCTCTCAATCGGGACCTGGCTCAGCCGTCTTTTTAGTAGCTTCCTGTTCTTTGGGTAATCATAAATCGGAGTCTCGGTCTGGACTTTCCCAGCCCGATATAATCCCGCCCACGCCTCAAAATATGCCGCTTCTGCTTGGACAAGCCCCGGAACTGGGTCATTTTTATGAGGGGGAAGCGGATTAGTTTCAGGCTCTTCTGGAGTTTCTTTATGATCATTATTATAGTTAAATGGATATAGTTCTCCTTCACCTGGTGAAGTACCCCCCTTCACCTGTTGAAGTACCCCCCCTATTTCATCCGGCGTTTGAGGGGCGTGTAGCATGTAAAGATTGCTTTTATATGTACGCCCTTCCCTCCGACGTTCGATAGTCAAGGCGCCCCATTTTTGTAGCTCCTTAAGGGATGTCCTAACGGTATTCTCAGAACACCCGCACTTCTCGGCGATTGTCTTTATGCCCGGGAAGCATAACCCTTCCCGGTCAGCATATCGACATAGCATCACATAAACTAATTTAGCCCATGGGCTGAGGTTTGAATCTAAAATACTGTTCTCAACTATCGTGAAGGTCCAATTGGATCGTGTGACCTTGTCCATATTACCCCCTGCTCCCCTCTCTGTATTATACCATGAATTGAGCTATGCGCAACCTTTTTTTCGTTGCTATAAGCTGGATCCATACCATCTAAATCCGGATCATCGTTAAACAAGTAGCGGAGTACCGCCATATATCGGGCTCGAACGGCCAAAGCCCTTGCATGATCCACGGATCTTATAGTCCCCCGTAATCCTGTAGTATCATCACTACCAATGTAATCCGCATCCATTACTTCCCCCATCCCTTGAAATAACCATCACCGTTTTCTTCATCTTCATCGCTGAGTGGGTCAAACATTGCTGCAAGCCCTTCCCAAAGGCGGTGGTATAACGGTAATTTTTGACTCTGGTGAGGTGTCAACGCTATTTCATTCTTGAAATTCGGATATGTTACCCCATTAGCTAGCGCCTTCATAATTAAACCAAATTCCTTCTTTGATACCAGAATCCGAAACTTATAGTCAGCCGGCGCCCAATATAATATTGGATTTGTTATTTTTGCGGCCTCCCGTAAACGTTCCAAATCTTCAACTGTCCTAGCCCTGATATGGTATGCGACCCCATCGGTCCCCGCTTTTTTTACTATCGAATAAAACCCGTACTTACTCGCGATCCACATTTTCCACTCCTTCAACGCGATCAAGATAAATCACATTTCCATCTTTGTATTGCCTAAATCTATCGCCCGGATTTGCCGCGGAGCCAGCCTTTAATATCAAGGTGGAACCATTAAGATTGAAAATCCTTTGGGCTTCCCCAATTCTTACCCACGTTCCGCGTAGTTTCTTTTCTTCTCCGACTGGCACTACTGCAAGGTTCCCATGGTTGACGTAAACATCTACCAAATCCCCTATCGTGAGTCCAGTTCTCGGACTAAGCCGAAGCCCTAACGATACGCCAAGCTTTTGCACTACATACGGAGCTTTTTTCAGTAGCACTTTCATATCAATACCTCCATCCTTTAATTTTCAAACCCCTTAATAAAGGGATTCCAATTCATTACCATTGGCTTCATCCTTATACCCCCCAGCTAAAGCCCGCTCGACTTTCGCCCGCAACCATGGAGCTCGCTTTAGTAGCGCCTCCCATCCCTTCTGGTGCTGGATAGCCCGGTGGCACTTCGTGCAGAAGTGCACCCATCCCCGGGGACTGTTTGCAATGCCGGTTTCGTTTCCGCCCATGCCTCTTGCTACAATATGGGCTAGCTCGCCGCCGGCACCTACCCAGTCTCCACAGCCTTCGCATAGTGGCGTTCTGAGCTTGTATTCCTGCTGAGTAATCCCAGCCTCGGAAGGTGATACATCCACGCCCTCGGCCGACATCGCCAACCTCCACTGCTTCCAATCGTGGGCCAATTCGGCCGCTGATTCGGTATCAACACCAAGCTCTGCGAGTTGCTGAAACCAGTAATCAATCGCCTCAGAAGCCTGCTTGGTATTCCATACGGAAGCCCCAGCGATTGCCTTGAGGTATACCCATTGCCCACGCACCTCCCGTGCAATAACCCGGTAAAACTGTTCTCTAAAAGGCCCTTCGGCCTCCGGTGATATAAGGACCTCAACCCTCGGCCCGTAGTCCTCCAAGTACGACTCATACAATTCTTGAGCCTGGCACCCGGCGATTGCCGCGGCCTTCCCCAGTAAGCTCCATAATAGTTTAAGCTGATCGAAGCTGCGTTTCCCATAATGCCATTCAATCCTGATATCAAGCTCTGCCGGCTTCCCTTTACGTTCGGCATACGCGGCCAACTTGGCCCCAAGATTATCGGCCATCTTCTCATAGTGAGGCGGGATGGCCAGCACAATCTCACGGCCCTGGCCGCCATGCCCGAACCGCTCTTCAAGCATAGTCCCGGTCATAGCGGCAACAGCCATTTTACAAATCCCCCTTAATTTGCTCGGAGGGATCGGCGATCGGCCAACTTGCCGATATATTCATGGTCCAGTACCTCCCCTCTTTATGGGAAGAATCATCATCCCAGTTGCTTTCGTACCAACTTACGCTGATTTCAGAGTCCTCATCCACACCCGCGGCCTTTATGGTATCTACAGCCTTTTTTACCAAACCCATAAAATCATCGATTGGGATTTGTCCATTATACCCATACATACTCATTTTCATATCATTACCCCCTAAAAGATTTCGGCCTCTTGGGCCGATGAAGCTTTTGCCAATGCCGCGTTGTAAGTTTCTTTGCTATGCAACGCGTCCCATACTGCATCGTATTCCTCTTTGGTAAGCCGTTCATATTCGACTTTTCCATTCTTCCCAACCTTACCAGTAAGCGCCGCGAATAATGCCTTGAACTGCCCGGAAGTTAGCCCAGCCCCGACCGCTCGTCCCCACGCCTCATCCATCATCGTTACCGTCACCGGGCCATTCTGCCCCGCCACGGGGCTGGAATTGGCTTGGCCGTATCCTGGGCCGCCCAAGGGCTTTTGCGTTGATTTTTGGGCCCCTGGCAACGCATTGCGGCCATTTTGTGGAACCCCAGACCCACCCGGTAATGCCCAATCCGGCATCGGTGGGGGGTTCCACTTAAACCATATCGTTTTACCATCATCGCCTTTAACCTTGTCACTATAGCGACCATCTTCCGTCACTGTAGCCCAGGTCGCTTCTAGGTTATAAAGGTATCGGCCGATCCCCCAATGTACCGCGGCCCGCTTCATGGCCCCTGATACTCCCCCCTTAAACGGCTCAAAATCCGTTTCTTGGGCGCCATCCCATTTCCATACCCACTCATCTATACCGGGAAGCTTTGCACCAATCCCGCATAAGATCCCGCCATTCACTACTTCAAATCGATTCTGCCAGCCCCCAACCCCGAATACGGCGTCAAGGCGGTTCATAATCGCCCGGTTAGCGACGTAGGTGAAGACACGCGCCCACACGCGCCCATTCTTGACCCCGGATTGCTGGATCCGATATTCAAGTTCCGATTCATCGAAAGGCTCGCATAGCGCCTTCTCCAGATTCTCCATATCATTCATACTTCCCCTCCATCACTCATCAAAATCATTAACTTGACTCTTCATTGCTAGGTTATCGCCCTCTTGAGTCACCGCCTTAACCTCATCCCAGCACAGGTCCCGAAACCCGCAGTAAGAACATTGCCAATTACTTCGGTATTTGACCTTATCCTTCTGGAAATCATCACGATATTCGCCGTTTTTTATTGCCTGCCAGAAGTCTCGTTCTGGCATCTTTCCGGATTCAACTGCGGTTTCAACCTCCGCCAAGCGGGCGTGGATTTCGGCGTAGGTTAAATCTGACGCCCATTTTCGGTCCCCATCGTGGAGATAAAGCACATCATGGGCCGAATCGTATTCCATTACGAATTCGCACCTATACCCATCGTCCCGTGCCACATAGATTAAATGGCATCTTTTCAGGTTGCCCCATTTGAGGTAAACAAGGGCTTGAACAAGGTGCTCAAGCTTTGGGCCCCCGGACTTTATCGCCCGGATCCCGGCCCCGTAACCCGATTTGATCTCGATCTCTACAAGCTCGTCCGTTTCCGGGTCCTCGAAAACATTATCAATGCGGCCGCTCAAAGGCCGCTTCAATCCTGTGATCTCTGGGCTCAACCTCAAGCTGAGCTCATTCATGACCTGCAACCCGGACTGGGTTATGAACTCGTGGACCATTGCGTGGACCCCATCGCCCATGCGCATTTTCCATAAACCGCCGGCTGTTACCGGATTTGTAATGGTGGCCCCAGTCCACTTATAAAACAACTGACGGCGGCAAGCGGCCGCATCAGAAGCCCAGTGAGACTCGCGCTTTCGTGCTACAGCCTCCTTATCTAACAAGTAAGCATCAATCCTGTCTAGCAAATTTGTCATTGACTTCCCCTTCAATCTGATATACTATAGATCCATGTCGGCTACCCCGCCGACCCTTAAGCCCGAACTTGTTACCCCTTGCTCGGGCTCCCCCGCCCCGGAGGTCCTCCCCCGGGGCTTCTTTTATCGTTTTCACCTCCTTTATGCCGCGACCATCGTCGCAAATTCTTTTGAAGGCATAACCGCCAACTCGTAGCCGATTCGCTCAAGATCATACTGACGATCTGGATTTTCGGTATCATGCGCTTGAGCCGTAATTGCGTTGGCTATATGCCATCTATTGAACCCCCCGTCACCCATGATACGGTTGAAAATCGCCGACATCTCAGCCTCACTCATGGAATACCGCTTTGTGATATTTAGAACCGTGTCCTGAACACTTATCGGCGCCACTTTATCTTCGACACCCTTCCGCATCCGTTCAACCAGCGCCTCAAAGGCTGTTTGGTTTAACGTTGCGATGAGTGTATCTCGAAGCCGTAGCTGGAAGCTTTTTAGCTCCGCCTCGATAGTTTCATCGCTGAATATCGAGTAGTCCTCTTCGTCATTCCCGACCCTGCGGCCTACGTGGTAGCGCCGGGTAACGCTTTCGCCAATCATCCCGTTCTTGCATACCAGCCGGTAAACAAAACTTTTTACATCGACTGCACCCATCCCCACTTCCGAGTTGGTAATGGTGAACCCGTACTGAACTGCATCCCCGACCTGAATTTCAGCATGTAGCTTCGGTAGAACTACCTGGAGATACATTCGAGCCTCGCCGATGTCGGCGGCCGTTACGATTAGGTCAGGGTTCGCGGCCAATACCGGGAGCGCGGCCCCAACTATTAGAATGTTATCCAGCGGCCTGTATCGATCGCTCAGGATCGCCCTGGCCCTGCCGTCCATGGTTCGTATAGTTCGGCGAACGGCGTTCTCGTCCCCATTGTGTAGCCACCCATTGACGTTCTGAGCCCTAAGCCCCGGGACATCCCCACACCGTTCATAATAGCTCCGCGGAATTCGCATCCGCTCAGCGATCTGCCCATGGGCAATGTTAGTTAAACTGAACGCCCCCAGGCCTTTAACCTCTAAATGCTCCCCGTCGGGGGCCATGCTCATCGCGGCCTGCGGTGCCACGTAGTCCATTTTAGCCTGATCGCGCCGGGCGATCTCGGCCAAGAACTGGTCAACCTTCATACCGGTTTTCATAAAGACTCCTTCCGGCTTTCGCCGTATTTTCGGATTCTGCCGTACCCGGCCACGCCGTCCCTGTTCGGGTGGAGGCCTCCGTTTTGTGGCCTTGGCGGGGTCGGCCCGCCTTATCGATCATAGGGGAAGCCCCCATCCCGATTAAAACCTTGGAACCGCGCGGTTTACTTTTAGCCGGTGGGTCGCATAATCGATTGACTCGGCCATTAGATCATCGCCGAAGTATCTAAACATCGCGTCAATAGTAGCCCGCGCTTGGGCCCCACTCTTAACATCGGAGTTGTAAAGAATATGATCCAGGCCGTGGTAGACCTCATCAACTGCGATTGCGTAGCGTTTTTCTAAGATAGTGTTGATTTCATTGGTAGTCATAAAATGCTCCTTTGGATTTCCTAGGTTTCGGCCTACTGGGCCTCATCAGTACGGCGTCAAGCCGTAGACCATCGGTCTTAAAACCGGGGCTCTATCCCTCGCCCGTGGGCCGCATGGTGGACTTTCTCGGGGCTCGTACTGACCCCTCCGTGCCCGCATCCCCTGCGGTAAGGGCGCTCGCGGTTGCCATCCCGTTGCTCGCCCTTATGTTATGTTTTAAGTATAGCACCCCTTTGTTAGAAAAGCAAGCGTTTTTTTAAGTTTTTTCATGTTTTTTTTATGATTTTTAAGCAAAAAAAAGCCCCGGATTCATCCGGAGCTTTCCCCTGTACCTATGAATCGCTCAAGTCTTAGTAAATTACCAGGGCTTAGTGAGAATATGCCAGCATGATTGCACCCAATGAAACAAATGCACAGCTTGAAAATATCGCAACCGGCTTCCATATTGATATTGAGCGGTTTAAGCGGGCCACATCCGATTCAAGTTTTCCAGTTAAAGCCTCAGAAGCCGCCCGCTCAGCGTCCCGCGCTTGCTTCTCCTTCTCGTATGATCCCATCAATGACTGATACGAGTATCTCAATTCTTCGGTTTCGGTCTGTAGCTTTTCGAGCAAGTTCAACTGCGCTTCCGAGTCTTTCGCTGATTCCATCAATTCGTTTTTTAGCATCGTCCAAGCTTCGTTCAAGCTCGACCCGCTTTGAATCAGATTCGGCGATCCTTCCGGCGTATTCGTAATAGAGCTGTCGGATTTCAAGCTGGTGTCGTTGCTCGTCGTATCTTCGGCCCATAATGAAACCGAACCCGATAAAAATAAAAGCAAGCCCAAAAGCGATAGCCACAATTTTAATTTTTGACACATCCCAGCTCCTTTCATGCGGACCCCGCATGTATCACGATATACAAAACTCGCCTCTTCTTGGGCGGTTTTAATTAAACCACTCTAAGAAGGCACCCCCTCTGTATCCATTTTCCCATATAAACCATCATATATTGCATCTTAAGGACCATAGAAACCTTATTACCATCATCGACGATTTTCAATGAATGCTGTACAAACTCAAAAACATGCTTATACGGTGGGATAGTGGCCCTCCATTCTAAAAAAAAACAATTTAGGAACGGTTGGAGTTGAACCAACTAAAGAGGCCCTTGCCCCTTCTCGTATTACTCATCCAGGCTGCAACCCCTGCACTTTCATACGCCCCAGCGTGCCTCATGGCCACTCGACACACTGAAACCTTGTCCGAAGGCGCTCCTTCGATTTGCTGGGACCAGTCTCCCAGCAAGACCCGATCAGGGCTTCATAAAAGATAAAATACTAAAAGGCCAACGGCCTTATTTCCCATCCAAAGCGGGGTTATAAAATCGCCCCTTAACCCCGTTGTCTACTACATTTCCACCAATATAGGCGACTGTCAAACCAACGATTGCTGTTAGCGTGGGACCATATATTACAGACAAATCGGCCTTTGCCAATAAAGCCGTCCCATACACTCCCAAGGTACATGCAATGGCCAACGTATAGGCTTGTGATTTCTTAAGGCTCATACATCACTCCTAGACCTGATAATGGCTTGAATCCCAGCCAATTCCCCATTCGTTCTTAGGATCCCAATCACCGCCCCATTCAAAACCATTAGCTTTCATCACTTCTGCCAAGCTTAACCACAACGCCGCGGTAGACGCATCTCGAACACTCCATGGTATATTCCCGTTAGACAACGCCGGGACAATATCAATCGCACGTCGTTTGGTGTGGTAGGAATATCTCGCTTTCGTTATTATTTGCCGGTTTTCTTCTTCGGTAAGCGGTTGAATTTCTGCTTTCAAACGTAGGGCGTTTACTACATCAAGAGGCTCTCGCCCCTGGGCATAGTAAGCATCTTGGACCATTTGGTCGCGATATGTTTCCAAAACGACAAAAGCTATATCTTTTGAATTTAATTCTTTAATAGCCGAATAGACCCTCTCTTGGACATCTGGCAAGAGTTCCTTCAAGTCTCGACATAACGGCATTGACACACCTCCCTTCGAAAGGTAATACGCGCTGGTACCCCATCAGGAAAAGCTTTGCATGTATACCTGTCCAAATATATTCCACCATTTTGCATAACATGCTTACAATAGTGGCATGGCGGCAAGGTTAAATATGGGTCATCGCCAGTCATACCCCGCAGATGATATTCTTCATCATTCATCTTTGAATCCAATAGCTCTCGGTTCATCTTCAAACATTTCAGAAACCATTTGAGTCAAGCGCCTCGCGACCGCTTTACTCTCAGCATAAATAGTGACCCGCTTCTTCCTTCGGACCACCACGATTTCTTCAGCTCTTAAGTCTGAATTAACTCGTATTTTTATTTTATCCATACTTGGATTATATCATAGTTCTTAGATTTGTCAAAAGTTATTTTGAAAGAATTGACAAAACTGCGACTATCACGCTCGCCATCGACGTAATCAATGCCACACTCACGGCTTTCCTAAAATCAACAGCCGTTATGTTAGTTTGCCTCCGTTCATTATGCTGTTTCTCCTCTTCCTTAAGATACTCGTTCAATTGCGCGGATCCGTAGCAAGTTTCCTCGCGTTCTGTTTGAATGTAGTTATTCCACCTATCTTCGACAGCTTTTTGCCATTCCCTAACTTCCCCATCACGAGATTCATATCGCTTAAGGAACTCCCGTAATTCACCACGAAGTCCATTCTGCCCATCAATCCCAACGAGTGCTGTCCGAATCTCGCGGATTTGAACCTCAAGCTGAGCGTCTCTTTCAGTCATTTCCTTCTCCGTTGCTTATTACTCGCGGCTTTGCAATGCCAATCATAAAGCCCCTGCATTTCGTAGCGCCTCTTCAGCCTGGTTTATATCTTGGCGCATCTTTTCCCGGGCGTCAAGGACTGGCTTGTATTTTTCGAGCATTACTTCGTACTCTTCTGGATTCGTTATTTGATATTCGTTTAACTTGATAACCACCCAATCGGTTTCAGCCAGGTCCTTTTTTGAGTCCGCAATAACCATATTCCAATCGGCTATCTGTTTCTCCTTGTCCACCTGCGCCTGTGTCTTACCCTTTAATATCATGGTAGTCCCCCGTGTCCCAATCTGGTCGCCGTATGTCTGTATAATATCGGACTACTTCAAACCATAATTCACCATCAACCCGCTTGGCCCCTATGATTAGATACCCGGTTTGCACGTCAATGTCTTCCCAAACAACAGAATCCGGGTCAAACTCGTAAAGCTCACCGTCAATCATAATGGTGTTTTCGTCAACGTATTCAATAGCCGTATTTTGATTATCAGTATGTACTGGACTATATTTAATTTTCATTGGTACCTCCCTATTGCAATGTAATATGCTGTCTTTGTTACAGCTGTCAAATTAACGGCATCGAGAGCTGTTTCCTGGAAGTTCCATGTGTTCACACTTACAGGCTGGGACCAGTTAATCGTAGAATTGACTGATATATCAATATTAAGCCATGTATGTACTATAAAAGACGATGATTTTATATAAGACGTAGGAAGTGTTTTGGTAATACTTGTAAAGCGAGCCGCTGTAGAGCTATATGTAATTGTACCAAAACACACCATAGTCCCATCGCTAATCTTAATCCAGATACCATTGGAGTTTTCCCCTACCTCAATGAGTCCCGCGCCAAGTTGCACGGGGAAGGAACCTATTGGTACGGATGTGTAGTGGGATGTGTCGAGTCTTTGGACTAGATAGTTATCAGAAGATCTTCTATACACAAATAAAACACTGCCGTTAAGTAGTACGGCAAGGCTAGGGTACCAAGCGTTTGAACTATTAACTACACTTTCACTGCCCCAGGTTCCGCTGGTATCACGAATGCGCTGAACTATATAGGAATCGGAATTCCTTCTATACACAAATAAAGCCCTTCCGTCAGGTAGTACGGCAAGACTGCTGTAATCAGAGCTTGCACCATTAACTACACTTTCACTCCCCCAGGTTCCGCTGGTATCACGAATGCGCTGAACCATATAGGAATCGGAATTCCTTTTATACACACACAAAACACTGCCATCAGTTAGTACGGCAAGGCTGCTGTAATCAGAGCTTGCACTATTAACTACACTTTTACTGCCCCAGGTGCCGCTGGTATCACGAATGATCTGGACTAGATAGTTATCAGGACTCCTTCTATACACACACAAAACCCTGCCATCAGGTAGTACGGCAAGGCTAGGGGTATAAGAGCCTTCATCATTAACTACACTCTCACCACCCCATATCCCGCTGGTATCACGGATTATCTGGACTAGATAGCCAGTAGAATTTCTTCTATACACAAATAAAACCCTGCCATCAGGCAGTACGGCAAGACTGGAGTAAGTCAAGGCTACACTAGTAACTAATGTCTCGCTACCCCAAGTCCCGCTGGTATCACGAATGCGCTGAACTTGATATCCATCAGAACCTCTTCTATACAAACACAGAACTCTGCCATCAGGTAGTACGGCAAGACTGGTGTAATCATAGTTTGCACTATTAACTACACTTTCACTCCCCCAGGTTCCGTATATCCATGAACCTGCAAAGTTTATATTCACGCTTGTTCCTTGCACCGTCGAGTTTTTTACAGATATCTGGTTTGCCATCATGGTTCCACCGGCGTTGATATAGACACCAGGTAGGTTATTTGGATTATTACCAGATTGATCATAACCGCCGGAATAGATTGCCCCGCCAGTTTGCAATTGAAGATATTTCGCCATTAGGCTTTGAATGAAGGCATTTGTAGCGGTTAGCGCATTGTAAAATCCTGCGTTAGCTGCAAGGTCGCCAACATTGATCTGTGCCGCGGTAATGGAACCCGCCATGATATTTGACGCGATAACCTTTCCGCCGTCAATGTTTTTAACTTGGGGCTGGAAGAAATACCAGTATGTCCCCGACATTGTCGTATTATACCCAGTGTGTATCGTCGTAGACGTTTTTCCAGCCTGGAGCTTTAGACAGTAAATTGTAGTTCCGCTTGGGGCATCCGGGGCCGGCACGAGCGATATATCGACGTTGCTCCCGAGAATATAGGTCTTATATTTGACTTTTCCCGTAGACTTAAAATCATTAACAAAATAACGGTTTATTCCACTTCCGTCGCTTATCCATTGCATTGTCGGCCAGTTATAATAGAAACCCTCATAGGTATCTGCGTCCGTCAACCCAAGGAAAAGCCCTGAACCCGTGGTGTAATTTGGACATTGTAACGCGAAAGTGAAGGCTAGGATTTCATCCGGCAAAACCTCTATCGGCGAAGAGGAGAAGTTACAGTTCGGCGCTTCTGCCCGAAGGGTCCGAAGGCCGTCTACGGTGACTATAGTGCACCCAGAATCAAGCGACCACCCGTTTGTTCCATCGAGTGAATTAACAAAACTATTTACCCTGTTACGGACAAGGACGTCGAGCTTATCTGCCGATATAGCTCCTGCAAGAATCTTTACAGCCGTCACGGCATTCGCCGCAAGCTCATCAGCCGTAATTGCACCGGTAGCAATTTGGGCCGCAGTGATTGAATCCGCGACAATATCGGAACCATCCACCGCTTTAGTGAAATCGGTCCCAGTAAACCGATAGAGCTTATTGTCAGTGGTAAGGACCACCGTATCTCCAGCCGCGTACCCGGTAAACGGTGATACCGGCAACGATGAAACCACCCGGGGTGGTCTAAGGCCTGAAGCTAGTGAAGTAATAGGAAGGTTTGAAACGTCATTTCCATCGACTGCCGCCGTCCACCCGGTAGCCCCTGGCAAGGAAGTGGATGTCAGCCTGTATAGCTTTTTGTCCGTGGTAAGCACTACGAAATCACCGATAGAATAACCCGTATATGGATTAGCCGGCAAGGCGTCAACGATCTGTTTCTGGGCCATTGCCTGAGCGGTTGCCGTCGCCATTTTGACAGCCTCTGGAATTGCTGTCGAATTCGCCACGGCCCATAATCGGGCGTCAATCATAGCCGAAGACCATGCCGTATAATATAAAGGATTGGACGATAGCATTTCAGCCCACGACGTCCCGTTGTAATATCTTATCTTGCCGCCGTCCGACGCCGGAGTGTTATTATCCCAGTAATAATCGCCGGAAATAAATCCAGAAGCCGGGGCTGACGTTAGCGCGCCCCAATAACATGGCGATAAAAGCGGATCCGCCGAAACTGAGCAAACGCCTTGGTTACATAAGGTTGTCGTTCCCCCAGCCATATAAAGCTTCACACGAATTGCCATGACGAAATAGGTAACAGAAGAAACCACCATTGTCGCGGGAATCGTATATGTATAACTTGACTGGTCAGACGATGAAGTATATACCGGGCTTTGGAATGACATGCCATCATGGGACAATTCAATCGTAAAGCGACCACTATACGCACTTTTGTCTTGGTTCATTGCCGTTATTGTAAGGGTGTCCGGAGTTATAGCATTCATTCTTGACCGTAAGGCTGAGGTCACAGATAGACTTAAGATTTTCGGATCGTTGAACGGTAACGGATCCCCCATTTGTGGAGCGACTGGGGGTATAATCGAATAGCCATCAGTTATCGGCGGAACGCGCTTGGTTATTTTTGAGTCAAACGAAGGGATAGTCCCTGTGTCACTTGTAAAAATAGCTGGAGCATATTCAACAAGTGAAACATTTGCAGATAAATCATCTTGAATCGATATCCCGACAATAATGCAGTCAGTTGTCACCGACATCGTTTCACCGAACGCTACCATATCGCCAACCTTCACCCCGCTCGCCGCGGATATAGGCGAAGAAAATACTAGCGTCGTTTGAGTCCCAATATTGGTGACTACAGGAATTGTTAGAATTAAAGCGGCATCAGTCCGGATCGTTGCAGAATAGGATTTCCCATTTTCCATCAAAAACGCTTCATCGGTTGTGATACTTGTTACGTTATTTGACCCATCAACAGTCAGCGCCTTAATTCTTCCCGACCCTATGCCCCACATTGGAATATCGTGGGTAACAAGAACCCAATCCCCCCTGGTGCAGACGATATGTTCAACGTCAACGGTGATCTCGAATACTTCCGGCCGAAGTCTGTATGCGGCAATCATATACCGGCCCTGCCTCCAAGCCTGTTCGTATGACGTTACTCCCCACAAATCAAACGATTCAAACTTGGTAGCGTTTCCCTCATTATAGCCATCGTCATAAACCAGGCACTCGTCCTGTGCATAATCTTTTGCAGCGTTGACGAATGACAGCTTTAAGCAATGGGGGACTTCAGGATATGATTTTGTCCCCTTAAAATCTCTAGAGTTTCTCGGTGTAAATACTTGGACCGGAGAGGGTCTCACATCATCTACTACTACAGAATATTTCCCATCACGCATTGCAAGGGTCGCGCGTCCGACGCCGGCAATCCTTGTGAGAATGTCTTTCATGGTAGCGGCTCTGTCAATTATTGAGTCGCAATTAAAAGGTTTCGCGGCGCAATAAGTGTACCATGATTCAAGCGTGGACCAGTCCATTTTACTATCAGGGACAACCCTTGGATTGAAAACCCCGCGTAAAACGCTCATTAGCAACGCCGCGGGGTTCCTGCTGACCGCGGTGCTTGTCCAACTACTCGCGCCGCTCCCGCTTCCAGAGTAAACAGGGACAACAGATTCGGCGATCATCGAAACCTTATTAAGAACCCCGTTCAACTGATCTGTAGCCTTTATCTTCAAAGCAAGCCTAACAACATCGGATTGGTTGACAACGGGATCTTCTGATTTGAAGGACCTAAACGATAGCCACGAAACTTTGTCCCTAACCGAAACATCGGTTGAATCCGCAGTTACCCGCTTAAGCCTTACATCATATTGACCAGCGGTCACGGATTTTGACATCGTGTACCGGATTGTTTTCGAACTTTGTTTTGTAATTACAGTCGAACCGACCCCATCCCAAACACCGAGTGAATTCCACGTGGTATCACTGCTTAATTTATACTCAGCATAAACTTCCACTGTGGCATTTTTTGGGGTATTGCCATCCCCATATCCTATCAATCCATAATTGAAAGCAATATCAACGGAAATATTCGTAGTATTTGGGGGTGTAGTCCTAACCATAACCGACGGAGAGCCCGAAGGGCATTGTAGCTCAGCATTAGGCTGTTCTTCCACGCATATATACGGATATAAAGTCATTGAGCCGGCCGATTCGCGGATTTCCAGTTCTACTCCGGAAAATATCCCATCGCTCACAATGGTCCCATTCCGCTGATCTGCGGAGTTAGTCGCTATCAACGAATCGCCTATTTTGATATTAGTGATTTTTAGGGGTGCATAACCGACAACAAATAGCATCATCAGATACTGATCGACCCCATCAGCCCCGCTTATTTCAGTATACGGGCCTGCGGCATACGATGGGGTGACAAGCATTTCCCCTAGAATCACAGGGACCGCCCCCCATGGGTTCATCCTATTACTTCCGCCTCTTACTCCGGGCAATGTATCAGAAGCCCCACCACCACCCCCACCCTTAGTCAAATCAGGTATCAGTGCTTCGTAGGCGTTCATCGCTGAAATAGTTATACCTGCAGCAACGGCTACGGACAAAGCAATTCCAGCTATAAGAAACCCAGCAAAAATAACAGGCGCGGCCGCAATAGCGATACCAACCCCCATAACAGCAATACCCACAGCTGTAACAACCGCGGCTACATCCGCAACAGCCTGAGCAACCTTTTGTCCTGGCATCACCCGTATATAGACAGTAGATCCATCGGGCGGAATTGTATCCAGCTGATCAGTGCTTATCGGAGTGTCCCCATTCATAATTCCAACAGAAGGCAAATACCGCTTTGGGACAATTTTTTTTGCAATCTGAGAATACGATAGCCCTTTCCTTGCCTTTGATACGGTTCGTTCTG